AACCGGAGTCGTGACAGCGGTTTTTATGGCATTCCATACGGTGGTTGCTGTGCTTTTTATGGCATTGAACACAGTCGTTACGACAGACTTGATGGCATTTACTACTGTGGTCACCACTGTCTTTATCGCATTCCACACAGTAGAAAATACCGTCTTGATGGCGTTCATCACAGTGCTGATCACAGATGCCACTGCATGAATGACAGTCGTCACCTTGGATTTAATAGCATCCCAGACTGAGATAATAATTTCTTTGCAGTTCTCCCAGATAAAGCGAAATGGAAGTGTAATAATATCAAAAGCAGCACTTAAAATGGAACCTATCGCCATGATACCGACGGTTACGACATTTTTCAGCGTCTCCCAAATGGTGGTAAAGAATGTAGCAATACCATTCCAGATGCCTTCAAAGAAAGTCTTGATGTTCGTCCAGACTTCATTCCAGCTAGTACCAAACCATCCAAGGACGACATCTGCAACGCCCTTGATAACATTGAGAATGTTGGTAAAGAAGCTACTGATTCCGATCCAGATAGAAGAAAATATTTCCTTTACACCAGTCCACGCCTGTGACCAATTCCCAGTAAAGATGCCGATAAAAACATCCAGAATGCCGGTGATTACACCAGTTACTGTGGAGAGAATATTTGCAATGTTGTTAAATACTCCTTCAAAGATTGGAGCGAGAACCTGACAAAAACCATCCCATACAGTCTTTAGAACATCCACGATATCAGTGAACTGAAATCCCAGAGCATTTAGCCTGTCAACAATACCCTGACAAAAACCGGAGATAGTATCTTTGATACGGTTCCAAGTCTCGATAATTGCATCCCGGAAGCCTTCATTGGTTTTCCAAAGGTGAACAAAGGTAGCTATCAAAACGGCAATAACAGCAACAACAGCCAACACGGGCGCAGAGATGCCACCAAGTGCAGCACCGAGTTTTCCAAGAACGCCGGTTCCACCTTGAATGGCGATCTTCAATTTACTAATACCATTTGCCAGCTTCACAAAGCCCTGCATAGCCACACCAATTTTCGAGATGGCTGTACCGATGATGACAAGCAATGGACCGATTGAGGCGACCAAAAGAGCAATGGTAACAATGGTTCTCTTGGTGCCTTCATCCATTCCGTTAAGTTTATCTACGAAACCTTGCAATTTCGATACGATGGAGCGGATGGCAGGCATTAAGATATCGCCAAAAGATATGGCAAGCTCCTGAAGCTGAGACTTTAAGATAGTAAGCTGACCAGCAAGATTATCCTGCATAGTCATAGCCATTTTTTCAGCTGATCCGTCACAGGTGTCAATTGCAGAGGAGAGCTTATCAATATCGCCTTGGCCAGCATTCATCAGAGCAAGGAAGCCGGACATGGCATTCTTGCCGACGAGTGATTCAGCGGCTTGTGCTTTTTCGGATTCTGTTAAGTTTCCAAAAGCAGAACGACAGTCTGCTAAAATATCAGAAAGGTCACGCATGGAACCATCTGCGTTGGTAGTGGCGATAGTGACATCTCCGATGGCCTTACCACTGATTTTTACATCACCAGCAAGGTTGTTCATAATAGTACGAAGGGCGGTACCAGCCTGAGAAGACTTGATACCGGCATTGGCCATAAGACCGATGGCTTCCGCAGTATCCTCAGCGGAGAAACCAAGTGCACCAGCGATAGGAGCACAGTATTTGAAGGTTTCACCCATCATGGATACATTCGTATTTGCATTAGAAGATGCTGCGGCAAGGATGTCTGCAAAATGACCGGAGTCCTTTGCGGATAGTCCGAAGGCAGTCAAGGCATCAGTTACGATGTCAGAAGTGGTTGCTAAGTCCTCACCAGAGGCAGCAGCAAGGTTCATGACACCCTCGATACCATCCAGCATATCTTCCGTTTTCCAACCGGCCATCGCCATGTAGTTCATAGCATCTGCGGCTTCTGTTGCAGAGAACTTAGTTTTAGCACCCATTTCACGGGCTTTATTTCTGAGAGCATCAAAGTCCTTACCTGTAGCACCAGAAACAGCAGCTACCTGACTCATTGCAGAGTCAAAGTCAGCTGCTGTTTTTACTGCGGCGACACCGACACCACCAATTACGGTGGTCACGCCCATCATCTTTTTACCGGCACCAGCGATGGAATTACCGACGGTCTCCATCTTTTGACCAGCCACATCTATTTTAGAAAGCGCAGTGTTTGTAGTGGCAGCTTCTTGCTGCAGGCGTCGTAATTCTTCCTCGGTCTCTACGATTTCACGCTGGAGAGCGTCATATTTGTCCTGACCGAGTTCGCCATTTTCCAACTGTTGCTTGGCCTGCTCCTGTGCTACCTTGAGTGAATCCAGCTTTTCCTTTGTGGCTGCGATGGCATCTTTCAAGAGTCTTTGCTTTTGAGAGAGTAATTCCGTATTGGAAGGGTCCAGCTTCAAGAGGCGGTTGACGTCCTTCAGGGCAGACTGGGTAGAGCGGATTGAAGTATTGACCGTCTTTAAGGCTTTATCTAGGCCAGTCGTATCGCCACCGATTTCAACAGTGATACCTTTGATTCGATTTGTCACTTGTACGTCACCTCCTTAGAATTTGTCGAAGTCCTCCTGTGTTGCGATTTGCTGGTATTTCACATCGTCATTTGCTTTTTCTGTCCAAATGTCCATCACCATTCCAATGGTTAAAAGGTTAAGGTCTCTGATAGAGATACCGATTTCAATACAACGCAGGAGAAACAACGGTGTGGTCATTTCCCGGCTACTGCGATGAAGTTTTTTTTAGATTCAATTTCTGTCTGAAGGTTCATGCCCCAGAGTTCGAGAATTTCAGGAAGCACCTCATAGATGGAGAACATCTCGAATTCATCTAGCCAGTCCTCGATGGTTGACGGAATACTGTGGTCTGCATGGTAGGCCATGATGTAGGCCACATTCTCGAAAATTTCCAAATCCTCAATCTCAAAGGAAGAACCATCCTCCGATTTACCCCTATAGGAAGATTCAAGACGTGAGAGATCTTTGAAGATATCACGCTTGAATTTCACACGATAGAGTCTGGGGATGGTGGCGGAGGAGCGAAATTTGACTTGCTTATCACCAATAGCAATTGCTTTTTCTAACATGTTTTACATCCTCCTTATCCTTCTGTCTGTGGTACCGGAACATAGACCTGCTGGTACCAATTCTTATAGGTTTCTGCGTCTGTATCATCACCGGTACGACTTTTTACAAGACCATCTTCTCTAGGATCAGCAGTAAGCGTGAGTTTTTCTTTTCCCGGCTCGATGGTATCCTCTTTAGTCTCAGATTCGATGGACGGACGAGAGGAAGTGCAGTTGTAGAGCACGTGGCGAATACTTCTGACATCACCATCAAACTCAAAGAGCAATGCGAACTTCTCAAGTTCGGTAATATCTGCTCGTTCGATGAGAACACCGTTGGTGTCCAGTTCTTCCTTTAGGATTTCTGTGCGGAACCATTCTGGGATAAGTGCAATTTCCAAATCGCCGCTGTAACCGTTGTTTGCAGTGGAGCGGAAATATACAATACCGTCGGCATAGAACGGCGAGCTATCACCCTCGGCATCTAAGCTGATACTGACTGCGCCGGGGATAGCTTTTGGCTTAGCGTAGGTAAATGAGCCGTCCTCGCCACGAGTGAGCTTGGCGGCATGAACCTTTTTCAGGTTATATTTGACTTTATTACCCATGTTGATTAAACCTCCATTTCAAATGTGTAGAGGACTTCATAGAGCTTCTCGCTCTCAATCCAGACCTCTGTTTTGCTATAAAAAATGCCGTGCTCATCAAGCACAGCTTCCAGTGTTGCTTCCAATGCCGGGTCCTTGCTATCACAGTAGAGCTCGATATGGACCTCATTGATTTTGTAATAGACACGGCCATCTGCGGAGAAGTTATCGCTTCCCGGAAGCAGGTAGCAGATGAATGGTGGATTTGGCGATTCTCCTTCAGTAAAGTGGTCATAGGCAAAGGGAAGGGCCATCTCCGATAGGATTTGCAGTAATCTATCCATTTTTCAGACACCTCTCAATCTCAGATTCCAGTTCTTTGATACCAGCTTCCTCTGCAGGGGCAATGTGGGAACGACCGGCTACACGACCACCGCCACGCTTAGCGTGACCAAATTCCAGAAGGTGAGCTAACTGATAACGATTTCTGGAATATACAGTGACCTCCAGCGATTTGGAAGTTTCCTTTGTGTTCTTTACAGACCAGCTCTTGCTGTAGGCGCCGGTATCCTTGGGAGCGGAACCTTGTATCTGCTTTTTTACCGTGTTACCGGCTTTTTTGACAGCAGCCTTCATATCAACCGTTGCAAGGTCTGCATATTCGGTCAGTTCCTTCATAACAGCATCGGCAAGACCATCAATTTTTACTTTCTGGGCCATGTTCACCGCCTCACTTTCTGGCAGGAGAGTTTGATACATTTTCGCTTAAAATTCATATGGTCTACTGCCAAAATGTCATATAGTTCGCTTCCAAATTGCACCCGGTATCCAGTTGAGGTGAGGGCAGCAGCCTTCTTGCAGTAACGGATCGTGAAATCAATCTTAGAATCGTCGACTATAAGACCGGCATCGGTGGATTCCTTTCCTGCTTCCGCGCTAACGGTGGCATAGCAGGTGTAATAATCTTTCCAGGTGTTCTTTCGATTTCCAATTGAATCAGAGATAATTTCATTCTTCTGAATGTAGATGCGGACATTGAGTAGCTCAATATTCATCAGAAGGCCTCCTTTCTGGAACCAAAGAGAAGAGAGCGCAAAGTCATTGTAAGAGTATGATGGTCAGCTTCCTCACGGTGTTCGTAGAGATAGGCTACCGCATAATAGACAGCAGGCTTTGCATTCTCACTTTTTTCAAAGACATCTTCATTCTGCCTTGTGATATCCATGCAGAGGCGTGTAGCCGATGTGATGAGTGTTTTAATAAGGGAATCGTCATCGTCAAAATCTACTCGGAGATACTGTTTCATTTCTTCTAAAGTGACAATCATCGTTTATCGCCTCCAATCATAAAAGGAAGGCAGCGCCTCATAAAAGAAGACGCTACCTTTCATGCTTAGCCCTTAGAAGAACCACTGAGTTTCAAAATCTGTACTGCTTCCGGAAGAATCAGCTTGCCATCGACACGTTCCTTTGCTACATAGCCAATCATACCATTGCCTGCAAAGAGCTCGGTGAGCTGCTTGAAGGAGCGAGTACCACGATCACCAATGTTGTAATAGCTGTAATCACCGAAAGCGATAGCATTCTCCGGTGCATACGCAGAGGTGTGAACGGCATAGCCAAGTACCTTATCTGGTTCACCGGTCTGATAAGATGGCTGCCAGATGTATGCACCATTGTTGTCCTTCAGCTTGCGGAGCTGTGCCAACGTTTTATCATTCATGATGAAACTTGCGTTCTTGCGATACGGACGCTTAAGAGCGTATACCAGGACAAGTATATCATCAGACTTGATCGCAGCAGAAAGCGTACCTGCTACCGTACCGCCGCCAGTCGCAGCGAAAAGGCCGGTCGG